ACGGCAGAAGGATTTCAATTCCGTCAGGTTGACGGAAATGGGAGTGTATGCGCTCGTGACTACCATCTTAGTTTAGATCGTTACGTCCGTGGCAAGTGCGAAGGAAGCGTTGCGGAGAACGGCAACGTCCATGAAGCGCTCAACGTAAACCTCAACGATTGAAGACTTCATCTGAGAGTATGGGTCAACCATCAAAGTGGCGCCGCCCCAGAATCCGATCTGAACGTCTGAGAAGTTACCGAACAGGATGCCGTACGTGTCAGGCGTGCCCGTGGTCTTCTTAGATACGGTCGTTGAGTAGATGTTGTAGCCGTTGGCAGTCTTGACGGGATCAAGCATACCCTCAACCAGGAAGCGACCTGAACCAGCGTCGACCTTGGTCTTCTTCAGCTTAGCAACCACGTTCGGGTGCGTAACGTAAGCCAGGCGGCCGTCGAGGGCGTCGTTGGCTGCGAGAGCTGCTTCCATGTCAACCAGGTCATCGAAGCTGATGGCGCCAAGCGTCAAGGCTTGAGCGGCAAGTTCAGTGTAGATACCTGAAGGCTGGTTTGAAGAGCCAGTTCCGTTGAGGACGGCGTTTTCCAAGCCTTTGTTGAACGACAGGTTGAGCTGCTGGATGATGCGCTGCTCGATGCCGCGAGAGTACTCTTGGCGGAGGAGTTGGTTCGACATTGAAGCGGTGATCACGGCGCGCTTGGGGCTCATGGTTACCTTGTCGAAGTTGATGTCCTGAGCGGTGTCGGCACCAGTTTCAGTCTGCCAGTTGAGGGCGTAGCTGCTGGTCTGCTTCGGGAACTCGACGTTGCCCACCAAGTTCTCAGCAACTGAGCACAGGCTCAAGGTCGGAGTGTTAGGGTACAAGAAGTCGATGTAGCGTCCTGGCTCCGTGAACACGAGGTCACCGCCCAGGTTGCCGCCCGTTCCGCCAGTCACAGACTGAGTACGGAAAAGCATTTCGGGAAGGTTAACGGCGTGCGTGTCGCGGTAATCTGCACCGAGCTTGCGCTTCTCGTTGATACCTTCCTGGTTGATTTCAGCTTCAATTCCCGTCAGCTTACCGCTGCGAGCTTCGTTGATAGCCTTTACCAAGTTGAACTTGGACAGGTCGCGGGCTTCGCTCTTTGAGAGCTTGCCCTGTACGGCAGAAGCGTCGACAAAACGCTCGGCGCGTACTTCTTGATTTTCTTCGTGGTTTTCCACTTCTGAAGGGGTTTGAGTTAATTCTTCGGGGAGTTCAGCCGTGCGAGCCTCCTCCAGCGATCGCAGTGCGACGCTTGTAGTGGGGTTGGCTCCTCGCGGCGTGAGGGATATGTCATAGATTTCGCCCACCTCTTCGATCACTCGAAGCGGCTTTTCTGATCGGACGTTCTCCCAGCGTTCCTTCTTAACAGTGAACGCCCAGGAGGCTTGATCTACGTCACCGCGGCCCACGAGGGTGCGTACCTCGTTGCCTGTGGCGGTGTCGGGGAAGTCAAATGAAAAGTGAAGGCCCTCCGCGTCAACACCTAAACGCAATGAACCTTTGCCAAATTTGCTTCGGGCCAGCACCTTATCATAGTCGTGATTGTACAACGCATGGATGTCATAAGACTCCAGGCTGCGGAACGCAGAGGGCTCGATGCGCTCAATGAACGCACCCATGTCGTACTCGCGGAAGTTGGCCGCGTAGCCTTCAGCTTTGCCCTCCGTCTGAGGTATCGCTTGACTGCGAATTTCCTTCTCCATTTTCTTGTTCTTGAGTTGACCCCATGTGTAGGGGCTTATTATATTCATCACCGCCAGGGATCGGGGGAAGTCCTTCCATGCGGCGGATTTCGTTGGCGCTCATTGCGCCGATGTTCCAGTATTGGACGTTGCGTTGAACCTCCGTCTGGATGTCGCCGCGCATGATTGCCTTCATGTCCATAACGAAGCGGCGGTTGCCGTTCAGGAGCTTGTTGGTGAACTCGAGCTCGATCATTTCCACCAGGGGGCGGATGCAGTCGCTCACAAACTGTGCGTTCTGGGCTTCGATGCTATTGGCATAGCCAGCGCCCTCCATGTGCCCGATCTTGTGCGGAGGCACAGAGTAAAGGCGGCAGATTTCTTCGACCGAGAACTTCAGACTCTCGATGAGTTGGCTCTCCTGGAAGTTGGCGGCCACGGGTTTGTACTCCGCGCCCTCGGTCAAAACTGCCGTGCGTCCCTTGTTCTCTTTGTTGAGTTGGTCCCACTGCGATCCGATGGCTTTGATGCGATCAGGATCCTTGATGGTTCCCTGGAGCTGGAGTACGCCCTTGGGCATGCCGCCGTTTCCGTAGAAGCCGCCCATGTGGGCAGTTGCAGCCATCGAAGTACCGATGATTTCCTTCGCGTACACGATCGGGCTCACTCCGTTGATTCCGTCCAGCGTCCAGTATTTGAGGTGGATGATCTGGTCAGGATCCAAGTTCATGGTCACTCCGGTGGTGAGGTACACCTTGTACTTCAGCGTGCCTCCTCATGCCCTGGTCCGTTTCGCGGTACAAGTGCCAAGGCAGCGAGGCGATTGTGTTCCCGATCAGGTTAACACACGAGAACACCGCCGACACCTTCGGGGCGTTGGTGCTGCTCACGTTCTCACCCGCCAAAGTGCCAGTGCCACCGAAGAGGCTCAGGAGCCAGGGCTTCGGGTTAATTACGCCGCTCACGGAGCGGACAATACGGTCATACCATGCCATCTCTTGCAAAGTTACACAAAAATTATGTCCATCTCCTCATACGTCGAAATTCCCGTATTTGCGTTGTGAACGTAACCCGCTAAGGCCGTGATGAGTGCCGCGGTGCCGTCAATACGATCCGGAGCCTTGTCTTTTTGGAAGGTCCAGTTGTCGTTCTTGTCTATGTGGAGGCTTGTGTTGGCGATCATCCAGGCGGTGATCGGGTTGCCGTCGTGCATGAATTTCCGCGTTTGAACCATGCGGAAGAGCAGTTTCATCGGTTCGTTCACCATCAACGCACTCTGGCGCACCTCCCAACAGAAGGCCTTGCCATATTTCGTGCGGAGCTTCTCCACCGTCTCAGCCGCGTTCCAGGGATCAAAGAAAATTCCCTCGATTGGGTGCTCATCCATGATCTTCTCGATTGCCGCGATCCGGTGCTCGGTTGTAGTCACTTCTCCCTTCACTACTTCGAGCTGCCCATTCTTGATCCAGTTCTTCACCAGGTTCGGGTACTTCTGGCGCCGTTTGGTCATTGCGTGCTCCGTGATCTGGTAGTTCTGGACAGAATAGAACTCCTCACCGTTGAAGTAGACCACCGCATAAGCCGTGAAGTCGTTGACCGCAGCCAAGTCAACACCCAGAAAACACCGCCATTTGTCAAGGTTTTTCGGCTTTTTACTCTCGCATTTCAGCCATTTGCTCAACTCAATGTAGGGCTGGGCACTGCCCGCCCACTGGTTTAGGTGCAGCTTGCGTAGGGATAGTAGCGTCGGCTCATCGTGTTTGGCCGTATTGCTGAGCTCTTCCAGGTACTTAAGAGAGACCGTCACACCGAGCGATGGGTTGGCCTTGGCCCACACCTTTGGATCGTGCGGATCCTCTTCATCCTTTGCGCCGTAAATGATAGTCAGCCAGCTCGGGTCGATTTCTGGTTGCTCCGCCACTCGCTCCGCGTACTCGTGCCACTTATGGGCAAAGGAGTAAGCACTCCCCGCCGTAGTGATGGCCACGAACTTCGACGGGCGCGCCGCCATTGATGTCCTCAGCGCCTCCCAGAGTTCTGGTCCCTTGACCTCGTTCCAGGAGTGGATTTCATCCGCCAGGATCAGGCTCGGGTTTAGTCCGTGGTTGCTGCCTCCGTCCGACGTGATAGTCTTGAGGTAGCCCGGTCTGCCCTTGAGTCGTATTTCCTTGCGGAAGGGTTCGAGCACCTTCTGGAGTTGTGGATTGAGGAGGATCATGTTCCGCACATACCCGAACAGGATTCCGGCTTGCTCACGAGTTGCAGCTGCGAGGATCACCTGGGGGTTGGAGTTATTCTTGAAGCCCTCCAGCATGTGAGCCACTGCGAGCATTGCGATGAAGGCACTCTTCCCGTTCTTCCTTGGGATTTCGAGCCAGATCATGCGCTTCCCTTCGCCCTCACGGATCAGGTGCCTCTGCCAGTCAAGGAGCTTGACAGGTTTCCCCGCGTGCTCATCTTCCGTCAGGACGCAGTACCTCTCGATGATGTTCTCAGTCCAGGTCGAGTCCATCCGCAAGGGTCTTCTTGAGTTTCTCGATCTGGGCTTCTGCCTTCTGGAGTGTTTCGATGGCTGGGTTCTTCCTGAGCACTGGCTTCCCTCGGTCGGTTACCGCTTCCAGGATTGCTCCGTGTTGATCAATTGAGCGCTCGCATTCTGCTTTGATGCGCTCCCAGCGTTGTAGTTCTTCGTTCATGGCTTTAAAAGATTACGTTTGGGGGGTCTTGGTCCCTCCCCCCGAAAAATGAAGAGGCGGCAGTGGAATTCCCTTGGTCTGGTTTCAAGATGCGACCCCACCCCCGTTCCTGTGCCGTCTTCTTGCCGTGACATTGGATGCATAGTAGTTGTAGGTTGGTCTCATCATAGATCTCACCACCGTCTGCGATTGGCTTGATGTGATCCACATGGATCTCACGTTCGAAGAGTGGCACATGACCACACACCTCACACCTCGGCCCTCTCCTCATCAGGATGGCCTCTCGGTATTTGCGCCATCGCTTGGATGCGTAGAGTGGATTGGTCTCTGTGATCCTCTGCTTCCTGTGTTTTGGCTTCAGGTAATTAGGCATAATTCATTAATTAACTACTTTTTTACAAACTCGCTATACACTATACCTCTATTGCATATATGTACTTTTGTATAAGTAGTTGTGAGTAATTAATTGTTAGAAGGATGACCTACCATTGTTGATGTGTGCTAATGCCTTGACCATGCGTATGTTATCTGTACCAGTATAAACTGATAGTTTAAGCCCTAATTGATTAACCACTGATCGCACCTTATTCCTTGCGAAGGGTCGGTTGCTGGTCTCATGGCAATAACTGGTGTACTTACGATAGAACTCTGAGAAGCTCAAAGTCTGCCCCTCGTACATTTCCAGCTCCTCATCATAGAAGCTTTGGAGCGAGTTGATGGCTCTGCGATATTCCGCCAGCTCCAGCAAATTGCTCGGTACTTCGGTGAACTTGTGATTCTTGCGGAGGCGTTGGAGCCCTATATTCGCCCACACCAGGATCCCCGGCATTTCCTTGATCAGCTTGCTGGTTAATGACCAGTCCTCTTTACCCACGAACGAGTTGTTGAGGTTGATCACCATCAAACGTCTGAACACACCGTTGCTGATGTCATCCACCATGGGCAGACCATTTGTAGCGAAGGCGAACTTGGCGTGTGGTTTGAAGTCAAAAGGCTGCTTGTACTTTGGGTTGGCCGTCATGGTCTCACCCGCGATGGCCTTCTTGAAGCCTGTTGTGCCTGTATTGTCTTTGTAGCTGATTTCCGTGGCGATGTTCACCCAGGATCCTACCAGGCGCTCCAGGTTGCGCTGCTCATTAAGCTCATGCCACTCCAGGCGTGTGATGTGTGGGAAGATAGCCGCGAGAACGTCCAGGATGACGCTCTTCCCGTTGCCACCATCACCATACAATACCAGGGCTTTGTGTAGGTTCAGACTGCGGTCCATGCAATAGCCGAACCACTCCTGGATCACTGCTATCTTTTGATCCTTGTCATCATCACCATCGAACACATCGTCCAGGAACTTGAGCCATTTCTCAGGCACCGCGAGTATGTCGTATTTATGTGGTATGACGTCGGTCTGCTTGTACTGGATACGGTACTTTGGTGAGCTGATGAAAAGCCCCTGTTGATCCGTGTACCCGTTGGAGAACGGTATGATTTCAAAGTTCTCCTCGTTGTTCTCCAGCTTGCGTGCCAAATAATCTAAAATGTACTTTGCCTTGACATCTGATCCCTTGCTTTTGAGAAGGTCAAAGATAATATTGTGTAGATCCTTGGCCGTGTACTCCTCGTACTGGTTACCAGAGGCGACAAAAAAACGGCCTTTGCGATAAAAGCCGTTCATGTCTTTGAGTTGCTGCTCCATCCATAGGGCGGCAGCGTAGGGGTCGGTTAGTCCGTCGATTGCTTCCATCTATTAAAAAATTCGTTCCATCTTGATACATCAAACTCCCTATGACTAAATTCATCCAAAATCTGTGCAAAGTCCTTCTCTCGGATTAATGCAAAGTACAACGGGTGAGAGTACAGTCGGGTGAAGAAGAGGGTCATCTTCCGAAGAAGTTCCGCTTCGTGTCTGAGCTGCTCGAGCTCACGGACCTGTGTCACATAAGCTCGGCGCTCGTTGTTCATATTCAGGCCTTTAGCCTCTGCTCGCTCAATGCTTTTCAACCACACGTTCATGACGTAGGTAGGTTAAGCCGTTGAACTCGTTGCGTGCCCATGCTTCGGCCTCCTTGTTGAGTCGGAACTCCAGGTCGACATCCACTTCACGTCCGTCATCATAACGGTAAAAGAAACGGAATCGCATGTTTTTGCGCTCGCTCATAATGTGTCATTATATTGTTTTGCATACAATTCACTAATATCGCTTCCGTAAGCTATTCTACCTAATTCCTTCGCCGCTTTGATAGTCGTGCCACTTCCAGCAAA